CCTAAACTTTGCACCGGGGAAAGCTTTGGGATATAGCTGACGTGACTTGTCGATGAGTTCTGTTAGCTCATCCAGAGTACGCCTAAGAAGAAGCCCACGATGGTTGCTATTGTGGCAATACCTAAGAGGGTCTGCGAGAAGTGCAAAGCTTTTTCCCCCACCTGCTGAGCCACCGTACAGAACATCTCTTTCACTTGAGGAAAGAAACTCTTCTTGAGGACCTTCGTTTGGCTGAAAAATAATTTCACGCCCATCCACCAGTTGCTCAACAACGTCTGGCAACTCTTGCAGATCCGTTTTATCGATGACAGCAGTCGTGTTTTGATTGAGTGCTTTGTCGACTTTTGTGATTTTTTCTTCGAGTTTTCTGGCATAGCGTCTTTTACTTTCTGCTTGCTTTGTTACCTTTGCTGCTCGTTTCTTTGCTTCAGTAAGTCTACGTTGCGTTTGCTTACGAGCTTTGATTGCAGAGGAATAGTTATATCTTTGTTTGGGAGCGTTAGGGTCTTTCTTTGGTCGACCACGCTTGGGTGCATCTGTCATTAAATTCTCTTTAAGAATTTACCTCTAGGTCCTGCTCCACCTTTTATTCCTAATTCTTTTGGTGCTACACCTAATTTAGGTTGTGTCATTTTAGGTGCATTTGGAGAGTTAAAATATTTTTTATTTTGCTGTTGTAGTTGTTTTGTTCGTTTCTTTGCGTCTATTCTATTTTGTTTTGATTGTTTTTTTAACTGTTTACGTCTAGCTTCCTCTCTTAACTGTCCTCTTTCTATGGCTTTTTTATGTTCTTCAGATATTGCCATGCCTTTTCTAATTTCATAAGATCTATCTCTGGCTCTTTTTTCAGACTGCCCTATTCTTTTATCAATATCTGCAAAAAACTTTTTAGTTTCTTCGGAACGTTGTGTCATTCGTTTGGTTCTCCTTTATATTTTTTAGCCATCGATAGTCACCCCCTTTTTTGGTGGAAGTAGTACAATACCATGCACAGCTTGTACGTTGACGTTGGTTGTCTCTTGTTTACCCAGTCCGACTCTGTTTAAAAGCGATTCTGCAGCCCTGAAGCGTAGATCGTCTCCTCTTTCAGGCACTGGGTTATCTATTGTTGTTACAA